TAATATTGATTTAGATAAAAAATTTAAATCAGTTGACGATGAAATATTGATTAGTGAATTAAAATTTCTACCGATACCTAAATTAAATGATGATGATTTAATTGAGTTTAATAAGATTTTAAAAAGAGCCGGACTCAAAGTATATGAGTATTTTAACATAGTTAAGGCGTTATGGACAATCACATACGATTCAGTGGCAATTAATCTTATTAATAAAGATGATATTAAAGATTTTAACTCTGGTTATTTTTATTGTGAGATTGATAATATAAAATACGTATGGAGTTTTTCCTGTGGGGAACCTGGTAAGTTAAAGGTAGAGTCAAAGATTGAAACTATGTTATCTTACAATCAAGAAACTAAGAAAAGATTTAAAACAATACTAAAAGATATAAATTATAATCCTGAACTACCAATCTTTGAGATTAAAGTTTCAAATAATTTACCTTTAGAACATACATTGTTACCTATTTTTAAACGAAAAGTGGTAACGTATATTATGCAATCAAATACAATTGTTTCTTTAAAGAATTCTTAGTACATTTGTTGTATGGGATTTAATAAGAAATTTGTTGGTAAGGATGATATTGAAAGGATGGAGGAAGATTTAATGAGTATTAAGATTTACTTAAACTCTGATTGTTTAATCTTTAGTAACAGTGAAATAAGTGAAAAATTTAAAGAATATGAGAAAAAATACAACTCCAACAGAATCATTACTCGCTAAACTTGAAAGACCCATTCATATTTCATATATTTCTGAGTACCTACTAAAGTTACCGATTGATGTCTGTCAAACTAAAATTAATGAACTCATTAAGTCTGACTTGGTTGAAGAAAGTCAATATGGTAAAGGGTATTATGTAAGAAAACAAATAAAATGATGGAAAAAGAATTATTAGAACATTTGTCAAATGTTCACAAAAAAGAAATGGTTCATAACCCCGAGCATTATGGTGGGGCTTCAAATCCATATGAGTCAATTAAGGTAATTGATGCGTGGGATTTAGGATTCTGTTTGGGTAATACTGTAAAGTATATCTCCCGAGCCGGTAAAAAACACAAAGATAAAGAGTTAGAGGACCTAAAAAAGGGGCTTTGGTATTTGCAACATTACATTGAAACATTGGAAGGGAAATGATAGATAATTATATTAATACCGTAATAAACGGTGATTGTATTGAGGTAATGAAAGAATTACCTGAGGGAAGTATTGATTTAATTGTGACATCGCCACCCTACGGTGTTAACATTGCTTATGATGTCCATGATGATGATATGGAGATTAGTGAGTATTTGAAGTTCAGTCGTAAATGGTTGACTGAAGCTTATAAGGTATTAAAAGATGATGGTAGAATTGCTTTGAATATTCCTTATGAGATTAATAGACAGGCGAAGGGTGGTAGAATTTTCTTTGTATCTGAAGTTTATCAGGTTATGAAGGAAATTGGGTTTAAGTTCTTCGGAGTTGTTGATTTGGAGGAAGATAGTCCCCATAGAAGTAAGACAACTGCTTGGGGTTCTTGGATGAGTCCGTCATCACCGTATATCTATAACCCAAAGGAATGTGTTATATTAGCTTACAAGAAAGTTCATATTAAGAAAATCAAAGGTGAACCACAATGGAAGGGAGAACCTACCATAACAGAGGAAGGTAAGACCAAGATGGTTTATCAGGATGAGGATAAGAAAGATTTTATGGAGTTGGTATTTGGTCAGTGGAAGTATTTGAATGACTCCCGACCAATGACAAAGGCAACATTCTCAATGGATATTCCAACTAAGGCAATTAAGATATTATCATATAAGAATGATATTATCCTTGACCCCTTCAATGGGAGCGGAACAAGTTGTGTGGCAGCTGAAACATTAGATAGACGCTGGATTGGTATTGAGTTATCACCAAATTATACTGAAATTTCAAGACAACGAATACAAAGTTTTGTTGACCAAAAGAAACAACAAAAATTAGAATTTGAAAACGGGGGTCAATAACCTCCGTTTTTTTATTTTATGCTATATTTATATGTATGGAAAATTCAGAAGTAATATTAACATTAGTTGAAATACAAACACAATTTAGATTTTTGCATTGGCAAACAACATCTTACGCTAAGCACCAGGCTTATGGTGAAATATATTCAGATTTAAATGAGCTAATAGATGATTTTGTTGAGGCTTGTATGGGTAAACACGGAAGACCCGAATATATGGGAGGATACCAAATAAATGGTATGGATGCTAAAGAAATGGACATACAGAGTTTTATTGATGAAACTTGTAATTTCTTAATTTCATTGACAGAAAAATTTGACACTAAAAAAGACTCTGACTTATTAAATCTTAGAGACGAAATGTTACATGGGGTAAATAAATTAAAATACCTTTTAACACTTAAATAATATGAGTCAAAGACTTACAATTACTGAAGACGAAAAAAATCATATTAAAGGACTTTATCTAATAAATGAAGGTACTTCAAAATGTGCAAATAAAAAATTTGACATTGTTAATGGTTCTAAGACAATTAAAAAACAAATTAGTAGAGAAGATTTAATTAAATATGTGTCTAGTAGTAGGTCCGGTGTTTCGGTTATTCAATATTGTGATAGTAAAAGAACCAATAGTTCTGAGGTATCGGTCAAAAATGGAGAATTAGTGGGGATATAATTTATAATTTGATATTTTAAATTAAAAAGTTTATCATTATTGATGAACTTTTTTTTTGGAATAATACTATTAATTTTTGGACAGATACTAACATTTTTCCAAATTCAAGGACATTTAAAATACGACTTCTTCAAAAATAATCAGTGGTTTTCTGTTTTATTGGGAATACCCATATCAATTATATTCATGGTGGGTATTAATTTATTAATCCGACACTACGGAGGGGCTCTTTGGCCAAGTAGGTTTATCGGATTTTCAATAGGAACTATGGTTTACGCCTCCATGGCTTACTATATGTTTAATGAACAAATCACATTAAAAACATTGGCCTGTCTTTCATTAGCTGTAATTATAATTCTTATTCAGGTTTTTTGGAAAGAATAATATTTATATATTATGAGAAGAATTATTTTAGAAAGTGGGATTAGAAACATCAGAGAACTTTCAGATAGATACAAACAAGCTAAAATTTATTTCCACCAAGATTTAGATGGAGTGACATCGGCAATTGCGATGAAAAAATATTTGGAAGACAATGGAATTAAAGTTGTTGATTCTGAAATTATTCAATATGGAGATAAAGAATTCTCGGTTAAGAAAGCGGACGCTCGTGGTGAGATAATGCCGGTGCTAGTTGATTTTGCTCATGGTAAACCAATGTTCGTAGTTCACACTGACCACCATGATAGACAGGCAGGTGCTGAGGACACAGGTTCAACATCGTTTAGACAATCTCGTTCAAATGTTGAAACACTTTCACAAATTATTCCTTCATCTGAAATATTCACAGCCGGTGACGTAGAAACAATCTCAATGGTTGATAGTGCGAATTACGCTTCTAATGAGATAACTCCCGACATGGTGATGAATTATGTTTATTCTTTTGATAAGGACTCATCGGCTAAAAGAAATAGAATGATGTTAGGACTTGTTACAAACAAACTATTATTGGCATTTAAAAACAAACCAGGGTTTTTAGAAAAGTTAGTAATGGATGGGCAACCATCATTGTTATCTATTTTTAATATTATTAGAAAAGAGATGAAAGATAAGGGATGGGCAGATATTGACAAACTTGAGATGAATAAAGCCGGTTATGTTTCACAAATGCAAAGTTATCCTGATATTGAAGATAATATTATCGTTCAGTATGGTGGTGGTAATATGATGAAACCTGGTTCTTATGATAGATATACACCATTTAAGAATAACCCTGAAGCTGACTTTTTGGTGATTGTTTGGCCTTTAGGTTTGTTACAAGCGTCATGTAATCCATTTAAAAAAGAAAGACAATTAAAAGGTGTAAATCTTGGAGAGATAGCTCAAGAGGTTTTATCAAAGTGGGAAGGACAGCTAAAGGAAAAACAAGTTCCTTTGTCAACAATTAAGTGGGTTTCAGAAACTGGTGTTGGAGAAGGTTCAGTTGGGTTCACATTCAAAGATTTTGCTGCGATATATG